GAACGTCACTCGATGACGCCGGGCGTCCGGCGATCGGCCCCCCACGCCAGTTCGAACCGGCCCGTCGGCCCGTCGTAGGCGAACGCGCATGACTGAAGGACGTCGCGGCCCACGAGAAGCTGGAACGCTCGCGTCGAGAAATCGGATTCGATCACCGGCAGCGTCAGGACCAGGGCGTCCGCCAAGCCCTCGCCGACGATCAGGCACGCCCCGTACTGGAGGCGCTCGACGTAGGCCGCCCCGGTCGACGGGGTGTGGATCAAGGTGAAGCCGTGCGAGGCCAGCTTCAGACCCTCGGCAATCTCCCGGTCGATCGCTGAGCAGTTGGCGCCGGTGTCGATCAGGCCCCGGAGGATCTTCGGGCGCCCGTAGGGGATGCCGGCCGCCTTGAACGCCTCGACTTGGGACGCGGGGAGAATCACCTTGACGTCGATCAGCGGCCCCATGTCCCCCATGTCGCCGACGACGCGGCCCATCAGGGGAGGTCTCGGGAGAAGTACTGGATGGGCTCGGCGTCGCTGACTTGCTTCACGAGGAACGGCCGGACGCCGTGCCTCTCGTAGCCGGCCTCGAGCGCGGCCGCGTAGGTGTCGAACGGCCCGTCGATCTTCTCATCGAGGATGAGGACGAACTTCCCGACGGAGCCCAGCAGTTCCGGGAGATGTTCCTCGTAGGTCCGGCGCTCGACTTCGAACATGGCGACGCGCCCCCCATCGACCGGAGATGCGTGGCGATTCGTCCGCGAGCCGCCGCCGGCCCGCCCCCTCCCAGTATTCCGATCCCGGATCGCCATCGCCATGCCCTCCCCCTCGGCCGGCGCCCAAACGCATGGACGGTTGCGATTGGTTCTATGGATTCCCCCCTCCCCTGCCCCGCCGTCCGGGGTCCACTCGCGTCGCGGGAAGGGGCGCGAGGTTTGCCCCGCCGGTCAAGTCGCGGGGGAATTGGTGAAGCCTGGCAAGGTATGCGGCCGATCCTATTCAGCGTCGGGATCTTCGTCGTCGGGCTGGTCGAACAGCTCGCGGCCCTTCCCCTCGCGGGAGAGATACCGTAGCAGGATGCGTTCCGCTTCCCTGCTTTGGTTCCTTCCCACCAGAGAGCAGTGAACGCCGAGGCGCTTCACCGTGTTCTCGCCAAGGTGCAATTGGAGGCGTTGAGACTTCTCGGCCTTCCGCTTCGCGCCACCAGGAGGTTTGGTGTTTCGGCGCCTAACCTCGCCAGCGGGGCCCCGCCCCGCCTCCCGGTCGACTTCGCTCATAGTCGGCCCCCAGCCATTTAGCCCATGGCACCAAAGACACAAAGGCGGCCGGCCGGGACTGCTACTCCCCGCCGGGCCGCCTTTGGTGTTTCGGCGCCAAGCCGCCGTCGACTTCACGGCCCGGCGGTTTGGTGTCAACGCTCCATGCCGCCCGCGAGGGTCGGGCAAGGGGCGAGGCGACCGGCCGCGCGGCGCCGTTCGGTGTTGCGCGGCGCGCGCATGTAGTGTACAAGGCCCCGGGGCGGCCCATTCGGGCGAGGGGCGGGTCATAGCGGCTCGCGGCGATCGGGGCCCGTTCCACGACTTGACTCGGCGCGTGGAACGATCCGCGAACGTAATAGCCATTATCGGACGCGGTCCCGGGGCGAAATTCGGCGGGATTCAAGCCCCCGACGCCGCCGGTCGGGGCTCACATGCTCACGACGGTGGCGACCTTGTTTCGGTCGAGGAAATCAGTCAAAGACGTCTTCATGCGTTCCTGGACGATGACGCTTCGCCTGGTGTTGTCGGCGGTCTGCTTGGAGGTCTTCTCGACCGAGTTGGAGCCGGTCGCGTGCCTCGCCCGCGCCATCGCCTTGGACGCCTCGGCGGAACCGGCGAGGACGGCCTCGCCGTAGGGCTTTCCCTCCCTGACGAGCTTCGCGGCGACCCCGGCGGCGCCGACGTCCTTCATCAGGTCCATCGGCTTGGACGCCAGGGCGTGCTGGAGGCCGGCGATGGTCGCGCGGGCGGCGTCGAACTGCTTGGAGAACCCCTCGGAGGCCCAGGGCTCGGCCCACTGCGCCTTGAGATCGTTGATCAGCTTGGCGTTGGTCGCGGACAGTTCCTCGGCCCAGACGTCGAAGAAATTCGCGTCGTCCTTCCCGCGACGGGCGAACCCGTCGGCGAGCGTGGATTGCGGGCTGACCCAATCCACGAACCGGACGATTTCGCTCAGGGAGTCGAGGATTTCCGTCTGGCCCCTGATGATCCAGGATCGGGCCTCCCCGAACGCGAGCCGGACGACTTGCCAGGAGTCGGCGAGCGCCATGACGGAACCCTGGACGATCCCGACGCCGCCGGCGAGCCCTTCCAGGCCCCCGAGTCCGCTCGACGCGAGGTCATGGAGGCCATCCTTGTTGGCCGCCCAGCCGTTCTCCATGACCTTGAGGAAGACGCCCAGGTCGCCCATGACGCCGCCGAGCGTCGGCGCGAACGCCTCGCCGAGTTGGGTCGTGAGGTTCTCCCAGCGGCCGGACAGGGCCTCGACGTTCGACCCGAACGACCCCGATTCGTCGGCCGCCGCCCCGATGGAGCTTCGCAACTGCTCCATGATGATGCCGGCCCGCGCCTGCTTCTTCGCGGCCTCGGAAAGGTCTTGTCCAACCCTCGCGAGGCCCATCGAGTAGGCGCGGGCCTCGACCGTCCCCTCGGTCATGTTGACGCCGAACCGCTCCAGCGATTCGGCCGAGCCGCGGAGCCCCGCCATGAGGCGGTCGAGGGATTCGGACATGCCGCCCTCGACGTCCCATCGGCGGGTCATGTCGTTCGCCAGCCGGGTGAAGACGTCGGCGTAATTGGCCGCCGCCTTCTCCGAGAACCCCGCCCCGGTCAGCGACGCGCCGAGCAACGACTGCTTGTCGAGGACGTCCGCGAACGACATGCCGTAGGCGTCGGCGAGGGTCCGGGCGTCGGCGATGGCCGCGTCGCCGAAGTCCCCGAAGACGGCCCGTGTCTTGTTGACGGCCTCGTCCAGGTGCGCGAGCTGGCCGGCCATCTTGTAGACGCCGGCCGCCGCCGCGCCGGTCGCGAGGCCGGCGACAAGACCCTAGACGGAGACCAGCGACCCCGCGAACCCCTGGATGGATGACCTCGCCGTATCCAGCCCCTTCGAAAGCCCGGCGGTGCCGACGCTCATCCCGATAGCGATATTGCCAATGACTGCCATCTAGTTCGACGCCTCCCGTTCAATGCCCGCCAGGATCTCGCGTTCGGCCCGATCCCGCACATGGTCCCCTTCGCTCTCGAACGCGGGGCCCATGAATGGATGCGGCGGTGCGTTTTTCGCGCCGAACTCGACGAAGGCGGCTGGAAACCCACCCGGCATTTGTTTGTCGCCGACGCGGATTTCGCGACGGACGACGCCCCGACGGCCCTTGCCAGCGCGGATCTTGATATTCGCCTTGGTGGCCCCGGTGACGACCGGGACGTTGTCATTGACCCGATCAAGGACGGGCTTCAAGGCGCGGTCCATCGCCGGCCGGACTCCGGTGACGATGATCGCGCCTTTTCCTCTGTTCGCCATGTCCTTCGCCCGTCTTGCATCATTGAAATTGATATGTAGACACACTAACATGACAATGTAATCATATTGATATGTCTACATTTGGCGATATTGATTGCTATGTCGATACACTAATATGACAATACAATTGTATTGTGGTGTCGGCATGTGACTGTGCTTGTGCGCGACGACCGTATCGCATCGCGTCCGTGCGGTCCGCGCTCACGACGCGGCATCGTCGATGTCGTCGTCGAAATCGAGGGCGTCCGGGTCCAGCGAAGACTTCGGCCTGGTCTTCAGGTAGGCGATCCGGGCGCGGGCGGTCGGGCTCATGCCCAGCTTGTCCAGGGCACCCGCCAGGTCGCGGCGGGCGGTCTGCTCGACGACCAACATCGGGTGGGCCTTGACGACTCCGGTCTCGGAGGTGACGGTCAAAGACTCGGCCCGATCCAGGACGCCGGCCGCCGCGACCATCCGCGCGTAGGCGAGGCACGCGACCGCCAGCGCCAGGGCATCCGGCGGCCCGACGATCCCCGTCGTCGCAAGCATCGGAACGAGCTGGTCCCAGAGCCGCGACGCGACCTTGTTCCGCTTCACGATGGGCGGCTTGTCGGGGGGGCCGGCCAGTTCGTCGGGGGGCTCGGCCGGGGGCTTGGGCTTCCGGCCTCGGCGGGGGCGGGGGATGACGATCTCTTCGATGCTCACCGATGCTCTCCGGTGGGGTGGGCGGGGGCCACGCCCCCGCGTGAATAGAATGACGCATGGTCGACGACGGCGGCGCGGGCCGGCGGGCGCGTGGGCGCGGCAAGCCATCGGACCAGGCCCGCCGCACAGCCCTCGCAGAGCGGCCGGGGGCCGACGCGGGAGGGGAAACCCCCCACCCGCGCGACCTCGATGGTCACCGACCCCGCGACGCCGACGCGCCCGCAGCGGTCGCAGGTTCCCGGGCCGACGGTCATCGACGTCCCCCCGCCCGGGCCATCCCGAAGCCGAAGGATTCCAGCGCCCGCAGGCGCCGGCGACGCTCGTCCGCCGCCGCCCGGTCCAGGGCGTCCGGGGCGACGAGGCCGCCGCGCACGAGAACGGACGTCGCGTTATAAGCGGGGTAGGTCACCGGGCCGACGTCGAACAGGTGGACCGAAGTCACGACGGCCTCGACGATCGTCCGCCCGCCCTCCTGGCGAGTCTCCCGGGTCTCGCCGCCCGGCCGGGGGAGGAAGGCGAACGACTGGCCGGTCACGTCGCCGCGCTGGATCATCGCGAGGACCGACCGACCTAGCTCGGTGTCGGGGGGCTCGCATTCGATCCACAGCCCCTTGTCGTCCTCGCGCAGCCGCAGCGTCCCGGCCTCGGTGCGGCCCAGTAGTTGCGACGGGTCGTGGTTGAACAGGCAGCGGACGTCCTGGCGGGTCTTCAAGGCGTGCGCGAACGCCCCCGGGGCGATCGTCTCGCGCTGGACGACGCGGCCGTCGTCGCGGAGCGTCGTCGGCGAACCGAAGACGCTCGCGTAACCGACGATGGTCCGCCGGCCCCCGGCCGATCGGATATGGAGTTCCCCCGCGTGGAACCTCGTATGCTTCTCCATGGTCGACCCTCGCGTCAGTTGGTGGCCATGTCCTTGAAGACGTGGAACGCCGCCTTGTGCCGGAACACGACCTTCACGTCGAGGAAGGCGACGATGCGGACGACGCCGCCGTCGAAATGGGTGTGGCGGTCGATCATGACCCAGACGTGCGGGGCGTGGTTGACCAGGACGTCGGCCCAATTCCCATAGGCGAGGGCGGTCAGGCCCGTCCCGGAGCCCTTCGCCAGGTCGTTCGGCACGGACGTCGTCGAGGCCGCCGGCTTGCCGAGGATGCGACCGGAGTCCGACCACAGCCACGACCCGGCGCCGGCCGTCGAGCCGTCCGTGAGGCGGAGCTTGGCCTCGCCGTCCGGCGAGGTGATCCAGCCCATCGAGGCGGTGGCCGAGGCGTCCCCGTCGGCGTTCCCGACGGCCTTCATCGCCGCGACGAGGGCGGCCCGGGTCGGGGGCCCTCCGTTGGCGCCGAACGACCCGGACGGGACGCCCGCGAGGCTGAGGAGTCCCGTCGGCGCCAGGCCCCCGGGCCCGGCGACGACCGCGCGGTCGACCGCGACCGCGATGGCGGCCCCCATCTCGTCGACGATGTAGGAGTGAACCGCGTCGTCGGTCCCGTTCCACAGCTTCCGGCTGACCAGGATCGTCGCCGCGACCGTCTTGGAGGCGCCCGGTTCGGGGTCGTCGGTCATCTGGAAGTCGGTCGCGGGCGCCGGGGCGCCGTCGCCGATCCAGGCGGCCGAGGCGCCGGTTTGCTTGGACGGAATGACGATCGGCTGGTCGCCGCCGAACAGGCTGACGAACCGGCCGCCCATCGCCGCGACCACGGCCCGGGAGCGGAGGACGTCCGTGAAGTCGACGACCGGCGCCCGCTTGGTCAGGTTCAAGGCCCCGGCGTTGGACATCGAGAGGGACCGGCCCCGGGGCGCGAGCACGCCGCAAGGCAGCGCCACCCCCGGGTGGTTGTTGACGACGCCGGAATCCATCAAGGCGTCGGAATAGTCGCGGGCGGGGCCCGTCAGCGCGGCGCGGGTCTTGTCGGGGCCGAAGAGGAGCCGGCGGCCGAGGGCGCCGAGGTTGAAGTCGGCGAAGTCGACGGAGGGGGAAAGCGGGGCGGAAGTGATGGCGCTCACGGTCGGATGCTCCATGGTGGAGGAGGGACGACGGCCGGGCCCGACGCGGGCCGGCCGGATCGGCGGGGAGGGGACGGGGCGTGTCAAGGGGCCTCGACGACCGTGGCGGGCTCGGCGTAACGGGCCCGGCCATCCTTGACCATCGCCATCGCGGCCATGACGGGGACTTCGACGGGCCCCGCCTCGCCCGGGGCGACGACGCCGATGGTCGGATCGAACGCGGCCAGCCGGGCGGCGCAATCGGCCTGGACGCGCGACCCGAACGACGCGACGTCGGCGAAGACGGGCAGGTCGACCACGTCGCCGGCATTACAGATGGCGTTACCGACCATGGTCCCGTCCCGGAGCACGCGGGCCCGGAGGGAGGTCAGGACGGCGCCGCAAGCGGCGAGGTCGTAGGCGACGGGGTCGGGACAGACAGCGGCGCGGCCGGTCTCGACGACCAGGCCCGGGGGGACGACGACGGGGCGAAGGGCCTTGACGATCATGGCGAATCCTCTGGATATGCGAATGTGCGGACGTGGCGACGTGAAGACGTCGAAACGTGAGGCTTCTTTAAAGGCCCCCAGGAGGCCCGCCACGGCCTTCGGGCGGGCTCGGCGGGGAATCTGGCCGGACGGGCCCGCCGTCGCGTCCAGGGGGCGTCCAGGCTGACCGGCGGCCCATCGGGGTGGCGGGCGTCGGGGGGGGGTACGTTCGCGCGCGCGTGAGGGGTACGGGTTTCGCGCCCCGGATCGGCGTAACTCCAGGCGCGACAGGCGTTCCGTCGAGGGGTGGCGGGGAAAATTATCCCCGGGGAGGCGCATCAAAACATAAGAAAGTTCGGCTGCGGCACGCAAGCGGGGCGCGCGTCAACATTTTCGACCCCCCTCCCCCTGGCTGGCGCCGCCGCTGGTCGCCTACACGCGGCTCCCACAGTGGGGGCAGACCCACTTTGATCGCGGGTCAAGCAGGCCGAGGAAGCCCGCGACGAACGCCACGGCGAGCCACAGCAACAGCCACAGCCCGAGGGTCAACAGCGCCAGCGCCAGGTCGACCAGGCCGAAGGAAAGCCCGCCTCCCGTTCGCGCCGCCGCGACGGTCCGTCCGCACTCGCCGCACCACTTCCGCCTCAATCGAGCCATCGCCTTCCCTCCGTTCGCGAGACCCGATCCTGAAGGTTCTTTAATCTCAGCCTCGGCCCGCAAGACAGGGGCCTCATGGGCTGACCTTAAAGCGTTTTAATCCCAGCCTCCACCGTCTGAGCCCCAAACCCCCCGATTCCCGCCCTCGCGTCCAGGATCCGTCCAGGATGTCCAGGATAAAAATTCCTTGGTTGGACGCCCGCAAGCCAGCCTGGCATAAGGAGTTATACACCGCCAAGAGGCCCGCGTCCAGGATGTCCAGGATACTTCCCACTTATTGCGCATAGGGGGATGGAGGACTTGAGATTAAAGAGTCTTAAGGTGAAGGAGGGGGGGTATATGTAATAAGAATAAGTGGGTTTTATCCTGGACATCCTGGACGCGACAACGTAACCCACGTCCACCAAAGGGGTTAACCACGTCCAACCAAGGAATTTATCCTGGACGGATCCTGGACGGACCCTGGACGCGGGCCGAGGCGACGACGCGGGGTCCGGGTCGGCCCGGCCCGGACCGGGCTCACCACTCGCCGAGGGCGGGGCTGTGCCGCAGC